ATATGCGGCCTTAATTCCTTACCTTAAAAGCAAGCTATTAAAGAACGCAGACGGAACATTGGCCGATACAGCCATTGCATTTCTTGAAGCACAGGCCATACAGCCACTTTATCAAATGGCGCGTGATCAGGATCTGGGAGAAGTTACTGAAAGTGATGTTTATATTGATCCTTCACAAAATGTATCAACTACGAGTACCTTAGTTATCAATATTTTGTTGAATGAAAACGGGATAGCACGTAACATTTCAATACCAATTAGTTTTAAATAAAAAATTATGGCAACACCTTTAATAAATGGCGTAGCATATAGCTGGAGTTCAATCTCATTTGTACTTTTTGGTATTCCGGTTTCGGGCATTACGTCAATTGAATACAACAGGAAACAAGCAAAAACGAATAACTACGGAGCAGGTGCGGAACCTGTAAGCCGTGGTTATGGTCGCAAAGAATACGACGGTTCAATTGAAATATATTTGGATGAATGGAAAAAAGTAATTGCAGCCGCTCCGAATCGTAACCCTCTACAAATTGGATGGTTTCCTATTTCGGTAGTTTATGGTAATTCAATAGCCGACGCAACAAAAGACACTTTAAATGCGTGCGAGTTTCTTGAAGATCCCTTCACGGCAAAAGAAGGGGATACAAAATTGACAGTTAAAATACCTTTAATCATTGCTCAAATTACTCGATAATGGAAATTACACAACTTGCAGACAAAGAAAACGCTGAATTTGAAGCGAAAGCCACAGAATTAGCGAAGAAATACGGAGTTACTAAAGTTCATGTTTACGTCGGAATTGATCCAGAGACGAATGATCGAATCGTAGGATACTTAAAAGAGCCTTCATATACCCAAAAGATTTTTGTTCTTGACAAAACATCACAGGGCTTAATGTTTGCGACCGCGGATTCAATGCTTGACACTTTGACGTTGAAAGAAGAATCAGACCCGAAAACATACGAGTCTATCCCGTTATGGGAAAGTTACAGACTTGGAATGGTGGGAACTTGCGTTTCGATAATTGAAACAGTTCAGAATTCGTTTAAAAAAAAATAGTTCAATACGAGGTTACCAATTCAAGTTCAGATCACAAAAGAATGGCAGCTCTCATAAGGGGCTGCCATAATTTTAGTATAGATGAGTGGGATAAAATATTGAACAATGAAGATTTGTTTTACGAGCTTTGGGGACAAACAAAATACTATTTAGAAACTGTTAATCAAGTCAATTTCAAATGAGCAGTACACTGGTCGAATATATTCTGAATTTACGAGGTAATCTTACACCTCAGGTCAATTCAGCAACAACCGCAACCAATCAGCTTAATAGTGCGATGGGAGGCGTCAAAACCGCGTTAGGGGCGTTAGGGTTAGCTTTTGGAGCTTTTCAAATTGCCTCATTTGTAAAAGAGGGCGTTGAGAAATACCACGAATTAGAACAAGCAACGGCAAAGGTTGAGGCGAATTTAAGAAGTACCGACGAAATAGCGGGCGTTAGTTTGAATAATGTTCAGAGTTACGCCAAAGAACTATCTGGCAAAATTCACGCTGGACGTGCGGATATTATGGATATGGCCTCACAGCTTTTAACTTTTCCTGCAATTTCAAAAGATATTTTTCAATCCTCGATGGGGATGGTTGCGGACATTGCAAAGCAAGTCGGGCACGGATTAAGCGAAACAGCTATCATGTACGGCAAAGCGTTAAATGATCCGGTTGATGGGCTTCAAAAAATGATGAAATATGGCGTAATGTTCACCGATGCAGAAAAACAGAAAATAACTAAGTTGCAGGAATCAGGAAAGTTAATTGCAGCTCAAAAGTTAATGATTGATTTAATTGCTCATTCGGGTTACGCTGGAGTTGCTGAAGCGATGTTTAATGCTGACCCAGTGGCGCGATTTAACAAATTGATGAGTAAATCACAGGTAGCGGTTGGAGAGTTTGCGACCGGAATACTTAAAGAAATCATGCCAGCAATGGAGTCTATGGCTGAAGATATCGGCGGGGTGGTTAAATTTCTGAGAGAATACGGGACACAAATAGAATACTTAGCTGGTTTATATGTAGGATATAAAGCTGTAATGTTGGGGATTATTGCGGTTGAAAAGCGGGCTATATACTGGAAAGGAATTAGTACGGTTGCAAGTGAATTAATGTTGGGCTGGGATATGGCGAGAGCTGAGGGATTAGGAGTATTAACATCTGCTCAGTGGGCATTAAATTTAGCAATGAATGCAAACCCTATCGGATTAATAGTCATGGCGGTCGTGGCTTTAGGCGCTGGAATTTATGCACTAACTCAACATTTTGGAGGATTCACCAACGCTATGGAGGCGACATGGGACTTTATGAAAGTGGCTTTAAATTTGGCTATTGGTCTATGGAAGGGATTAGGAGAGATGGTGTTAGGCGTCCTTATGCTTCCGATCGATAGGGGCGAAATGTTTAAACAAGGACTTAATGACTATGTCAATTCTATCAAAGATGCAGCAAATCAGACCGCCGATATTTGGAACAATAAATCAGCAGATTATCAAAATGCTTCGACTATTGGGTCGGGTGCACAGGGTGGTTACGGAATGATGGGTGGCATTGGAATCATCCCAGGTGCGGGAGGATTGATCCCCAAAACAAAAGTAGCTCCAGCTCCAACGGCAAAAGATGAAGACACTACTACCGCAATGCCAAAAACCAAAGCCGAGGGCGCAAAAACAATCAATATTCATATTGCCTATAATGCGCCTTTAATACAGGGGTTTACAATTTCAACTACGAACATCAAAGAAGGAATGGGAAGCCTTAAAGAAAAAGTCGAAGGGATAATTACAGGAGCTTCAAGTGATGTACGAATATTAGCAGGATATTAATATGACAGCAATAAGAGAGTTTGTAATACCGAGAGTTTCAGCAACTCAAATAGGAATGATCGCCGGACGTTCAGCCGGAATTATCGCAACCGGATTACAACAGGACGCGAGAAAATATGCACCTGGTAATAATCCATATGTCGGGCAAATAGATCAAACGAGCGATTTAGACATGCCGATTCATGGACATAAAACCGAATTTGGAACAGATGTTTGGGTTGAGGTTACATTTGGATCGGTGAAATATACCGACGCAACAGGCAGAGAAATAACAACGCCAAAAATTACTTTCCAGGCTATTTTAGTATCTGTTTCTTTTCCACGGAACATTGTAAAAACTGAAATACAAGGACGTAACGGAACAGTCAAAGAATATATTGGAGAAGGCGATGCTCAAATATCATTCAGGGGAATTATAACCGGTAAAAACGGACACTATCCCGAAGAACAGGTTGCCGAGTTGATGAAGTTAATTAAGGCGCCCGTCGCCATTCCTGTTTTTTCGACTTATCTTCAAACCATGGACATAGATTCAGTAATTTTTGAAGATCGAAATTTAGAACAGGAAGAGGGCGGTTATTCATATCAAACATTTTCACTCAACGCAATTTCTGACACACCTCAGGAATTGAAAATAACAGGAATGTAATGTACAGAGTCGTAACGCAGGTTAAAATAGTTCAAATCCCGACAGCGGACTTTCCGCAAAGAAACAAAACAATCTCATTTGATTTTGTTCATGAAATGGAATGTTCCGATACGTGGCGCGACCTGACCAATGACGGAAAGATAATCATTCCTAAAAATCTTTATGTCAGGGACGCGGGAAACAAATTAATTTCATTGTTCGGAACCAACGTAAATATTGGCGGGTTTTCAAATTCAAATCCTTTATTTCTTCGCGGCGATGCGATTACTCTGGACTGGGGTTATAAATTCTTTGACAAAGGTAAAGAAATATTCGTAGGCACCGAAAACAAGTCAAAAGGTACTCATTTATTTCAAGGGTTTATTTCGAAAGTCACATCGAAAAAACCGATTGAATTACACTTTGAAGACAATACCTGGAAGCTAAAACAAATACCGGCATTGACCAGAACATTTAAGCCTACCGAAACGCTCGAAAACATTCTTAAGACACTTTTATCTGATTACAACAAGGCGAACCCAAGCTATCAATTTACCGTCAATGCCCTGACGAGTACAACACTTGGAGAATTTAGAACAGGAAGCGAATCGGTTGGTGAAGTCATGGGAAGGCTAAGAAAAAATTATGGTTTTGAAAGTACGTTCAGGGATAATGAATTGAGATGCGGTTCGACTATATATATTGAGTCGGAAGCCAATAAGCACGTGTTTACTTTTCAACATGATATTATTTCGGATGATTTGGATTATCAGCGCAAAGAAGATTTAGTGTTGAGCGTCGTAGCCTCGAATAAGATCGAAGAATTAACGGGGAAAACAACAAAAGACGGACACGAAAAAACCAAGTGCAGTCGAATAGAGGTGTTGGTCACGCTGGCAAACGGAAGCGATAAGCCAATAGTTAAAGTAAAAAATAAAGGCGAAGATTTTCCACAAAATGAGGGCGGTACAAGAATAACGAGAAACTTTCCAGGAGCCAATAATATCATGGTATTAACAGATTTAGCAATCGGATATTTAAGACCGTATTATTACTCAGGATTCAAAGGAAAATTCACTACATTTGGATTGCAATTTGTTAAGATGGGGGACAACGTGCAATTAATTGATCCTAAATTGCCAGAACGCAACGGATTATATAAGGTGAAAGGTGTTGAGTATAATGGCGGAGTAGATGGATTAAGGCAGTCAATAGAATTACATTATAAGATATCATGAGTGACAGGGATATAGAGGAGGGAATAAGAAGGCTGGCGGGGACTCACAATGTCGACCAGGTCAATTATTGCAATGCTGAGGTAATCAGTGTTAATATTCCGGCCCGAACATGTGATTGTTTGGTAATTGATGGCCACACTGAGTATGAATTACCCAGCGTTCGATTAATGGCTATTGTTGACGATGGGATATTATTTGAGCCTGCTATCGGGTCCACGGTCAAAGTTATTTATTCCCGATTGGTCGAGCCGTTTGTTTGTCAGTATTCAGAACTTGAAAATATAACAATAACAACGAAATCGACAGTTACAGTTAATTGCGATATGGCTAACATATTATCAGAAAATATCAGATTAGGAGGAAACAGGTCG